GGAAGCAGCCGCAGGTGCTGATGCTGCAGCAGGAGCTGCTGGTGCTGCAACAGGTGCTGCTGCCGCAGCAGGAAGTGCTGCCGCCGCTGCTGCTTCTCAATTGACAGGTGCATTAGGTGGATTAGCAAACCTTGCGAATATTCCTGGCATGGATATGTTAACGAAACTTCCTGGTTTGGAAAACTTGGAATCTTTAACTTCTAGTCTCGGCAACATTGGCGATATCAGCGCTAAATTGGGCGATGTTACCGCAATTTCCGATAAACTTGGCGAAATATCTAAAATCACTTCAATCACAGATTCGATTAAAGATAAACTCGGAGCAGATTTTAATTTAGACGCATTAAAGGGTCAAATAGATCAAATTAAAGACGTTTCGAAGAATATTGATGGTATCAAGAATATTAAAGAAGCGACGGGTCAGTTGAAGCAAATTGCTGACGCAACTAAAGAACTAACGAAGATACCAGATTTAAATAAACTCGTTCAAGATGTAAATAAACTTATCGAAATCCCAGAAGTATCTAATAAGATTCCAATTCTATCCAAGATTAACGGCGTTGTCGATAACTTCAACGATCTCCAAGGCACAAGCAAAGATATTCAAACTTTGGCTGAATCTGAAGTTACAGGTAAAGTGCTAGATCTTTCGCAAAAGATTAAATCACTACCTACCGATTTGAGTAGCATTGGCGGCTTCAAGGATGGCGTAAAGGGACTATCTTCATTCAGTGAAAATCTTGGCGGTTTGAACAATCAGATTAAAGATATCTCCAAACTTGCAACTGACTTGGGCGCCAATAAACAATTGAGCGCAGTAACTGATGGATTTAAGAATCTAGAAAAAAATATGGGTGAAATTGGTTCGCTAACTTCATCATTATCAGGTGCAGCCGCTGATGTCGGTGCAATTAAAGATATTACAAAGGGTCTTACTGCCACAGCAGATATTACAAAGTTCTCCAACTTTGAAAATCAATTAGGACCTCTTTCTGGCGCATTAAGCGGCATCACAGACGGTTCTTCTCTCGCCGCTGGCGTTCTCAGCGCTGGCGCCAAGTGCGGAAACCCATCGGCTGGCTTCATTCCGAAGGCTCCAAGCGGAAAGGTGAATGAATGCGGTATTCCTGAGGATCAGGAAGAATTTGATTCAAATATGATGTTATCCAAGTATTGGAATTTGGGTAAACTGTCCTCAAATGCGATTGTAGAAAAGCAACCAGTTATACCTCAACGCGGTTTAACCAAAGCCCAAATCGTTTGCAACTTAAAACTTCTTGCGGTCAACTGCCTCGATCCAATCAAGGAAAAGTATGCAAATATGATTGTTACGAACGCTTTCCGCAAACCACAAGGCTCTTCAGCAGGTCGTTCGCAACATGAAATCGGTCAGGCTGCAGATCTGCAATTCCCAGGAATAAGTAAAACAGAATACTACGATATTGCTCTCTGGATTCGCGATAACGTCCCACACGATCAGTTATTGCTCGAATATAAAACCACGGGAACTGGTTTACCTTGGATTCACATCTCATACAATAAGGCAGGAAATCGCCCAGCGGGAACGACCGTGGTGAAGAATGCAACGTTTAACAATTTTAGATTGTACAAACAGGGCTACCATCGCTTGGCATAACCTATAAATAATCCTATTACCGTTTAGATACGAAAATGGCATCAAACACATCAAGATTATACAAAGATTTAGATTTAAATTTTGGTATTAATCCAGTCACAAAAGATGTCGATAAGAAACTTGGCGATCGTGCAATTATAACTGCCGTCAAGAATCTTATCTTATTGAACTACTTTGAAAAGCCATTTAATCCGTCTATCGGTTCAAATGTTCGACGCTTATTATTCGAACCAATGGATGCAGGAACTGGCTCATTATTGCAGAAAGAAATCTCACTTACGATTAATAATTACGAACCACGCGTTAAGTTACGCAACGTTTATGTTCAGGCTGACGAGGACAATCAGGGATATAACGTAACAATTGAGTTCTTTCTGATTAATCGCATAGAACCTGTAACGTTAAACCTTTTTCTAGAAAGATTAAGATAGGTTATTTAAAATGGCAGAATCGAAGATTCAAATTACCGAATTAGAATTCCAAACTATTAAGGAAAATCTAAAGAACTATCTCAAAACCCGAGAAGAGTTTACAGATTACGACTTTGAGGGTGCAGGACTAAACATCCTCTTGGATATTCTTGCATACAACACTCACTATTTGGCATATTATACAAATATGATTGCCAATGAGATGTTTTTGGATACTGCCGACCTTCGTCAATCCGTTGTCTCTCATGCTAAAATGTTGGGGTATACTCCACGTTCAAGAGTTGCACCTCTTGCTCGCGTGAACATTGAAATTACACCTCCAATCGGTGACACACAAAATCTTTTACTTGTGCCAAGATTTACTCGTTTCAGAAGCGAAAATATTAGTGGAACTAACTTTCCATTCGTTTTGCTACAAGATAAAGTTTTGACTAAATCAGGCAACAAATTTACATATGCAAATGCTGTTCTTAAACAAGGAACTCCATTAGTTTATACTTTCGTAGTAGATAATGTTTCAAATCCAAAACAGCGCTTTAAAATACCAGATGTCGGTATTGATATATCAACGATTGAAGTAACTGTTCAACAGTCAGCAACAAATTTATCAACGCAAAAATATATTCTCGCAGACGATGCAAGTGTTGTTGATGAAAATAGTACCGTATATTATCTTGATGAAGTTGATAACGGTAAATATCAAATTTACTTTGGTGATGGAATTATCGGTAAAAAATTAGAGGATGGTAATTTGGTTGTTGTTACATACTTAATTACAGACGGTCCTCTTGCTAATAAAGCAAATACGTTCTCAATGATTGATATTATTGATGGATTTAGCAATGTTGCAATAACAACAATTCAATCTGCAGCTTCTGGTGCTGAAATTGAATCTATTGAAAGCATTCGCTTTAGTGCACCAAAAGGTTATTTGTCGCAAAACCGTGCAGTAACTAAAAACGATTACATTGCATTAATCAATAAAAAATATCCATACTTCGATTCTGTTACAGTTTGGAGTGGAGAAGAAGAAAATCCACCAGAAATTGGTAGAGTTTATATCTCAGCAAAACCAAGAGATGGTTTTGAGATCACACAAACTGAAAAAGAATTTATTAAGGAAACAGTTCTAAAGCCGATTGGCATTTTAACAATTACACCAGAATTTAGAGACGCCGACTACAATTACTTAAACTTAAGAATTAAATCAACATATGATCCTGCAAAAACAAATAAAACACCTTCACAAATTGAAAGTATCATTAAGGCTGCAGTAACATCATTTGTAAATCTTGAGTTGAATAAGTTTAATGCAACGTTTAGATCTTCGCGCTTAATTCGCCGCATTGATGATGCAGATCCATCAATATTGAGCACTGAATTAAACGTATTTGTTGAAAAGAAGATTAAACCTTTACTAAATGCAACGGCAAGATCTTATACGCTAGATTTCGGCGTTCCTTTAATTCGTGGAACAACAGATAATCGCTTATACTCTTCCCCAGAATTTACTATTTTTGATTCTACAGATACATTACGTTCTTGCTTCATTGAAGAAGTGCCTTTCTCATTCTCTGGTGTAGATTCAATTGAGGTTGTAAACCCTGGTTCAAACTACACAGAAACGCCAACAGTTGAAATTGTCGGTGATGGTACTGGTGCTACTGCAGTTGCTGTGATTAATAACGGTGCTCTTCGTAGCATCAATGTTGTAAAACGTGGCTTTGAATATACAACGGCTACAGTAAAAATTACTGGTGGTGGTCCTGAGGCTCGTGGCGCAACTGCTAAAGTTGTAACACAAGGTAAGAGTGGTACGTTGAGAACTTATTATTTTGACGAAAACCAACAAAAAGTTATTTTAAACGACAACATTGGAACTATTAATTATGATACTGGTATTGTCGTTTTAAATAATATGACTTTCTTCGATATTTTAAATGACGCTAAACAATTAAGCGTTCATGCAAAACCAGAAACGACGGTATTCCAGTCAATAAGAAATAAAGTCATCACAATGAAATATGATGATCCACAAAGTATAATTGTAGAATTAACGCCAGTCGAAGCATAATATGGCAAAGATTAACGAAAATATTTCTAATCTTGTTGATAGCCAAGTGCCATCATTTGTCGCCGAGGATCATCCAAAATTCGTTCAATTTTTAAAAGCCTATTATGAATGGTTAGAAGATTCGAGTTTAGGCGCGACAATTTACCATAATAAAAATTTAATCAATTTATTTGATCTTGACAATTCAGAATATTCGGATTTAATTACGAATAATACTCTTGGTGGCGTAATACCAACAACGGGTAATCAAGGACCACCAGGACCACAAGGCTCGCAAGGCTCGCAAGGCTCGCAAGGCTCGCAAGGCTCGCAAGGCACACAAGGATCACAAGGTTCGCAAGGGTCTGTTCGCGCTGATGGTACAATGCAGTTTGCATACGATAATTGTGGTTCTGATACATTAGATAGAACTAAATTATCAAAACAAATTACATCTTTACGTTCCCAACCAAATTTATCTTATGCGTTCTTATTTCGGTCTTTGTATAACACAACTGTCGATTTGTATAGCCCAAGAGATGACATTTTAAAAGCGTCTCACGGTAAATGGATTTTGCCTCAGGCAATTCGTTTAACTGCATCAAACACATTGTTTGCTATTGATACTACCTTGTTGAAAGGAAGAACAGTTAATGGCGAGCAATCAAAGGCTAGTCGCATTATTGAAGGTGCATATAAAACTATTGATCGCGACTCTGGTAGACAAATACTAGAAATTTTCATTTCAAGCAGAGATGACGAAAAGAATAGACCATTCTTTGCTGGCGAATTTATTACAATAACATACGTCGATACGGACGAAACGACTAAATTAATTCGCGAAGAATTGATTGGTTCTATTTACGATCTTAAAATTGATCCAAATAGAAGAGGAACAAAATATCGTGGATTAGAAATTGACCCAGATACAAATGCTATTTCTTATCCAGGTGACCCTGTTGTCTTTTATGGTGGACTTGCAGATTCGTTAGATGCAATTAAAGCCGAAGCCTATGTTAAAAATGTCAGTACTGGTGGTATTGAAACAATAGATCTAGTTGACGCTGGTTTAGGTTATCGCCCATTCACAGGCACCTTTGTCACCACACTCACCCCAACAGAAGGTCATGGTGCAAATATATTTGTTCGCGCCGTTGATACTGACAATGCTGTAACACTATCTTTGAATACGGATACTATTGGATTTAAAAAAGATATTGAATTGCAAGCGGCTGACTATGGATTTGTGAATATCGGAAGTTCAACAATTGCTACAACTCTTGGTCAAGCATTTGCCTTCTCTGAAGTAGAAGTTGCTCCTTTAAGAGTCGTAACAGTTCGTCAAGGCGGCTCAGGTTATGCGTCACCACCAGAAATTGAATTTGAGACATTTTACGCGAGCGATTTAGTTGCCGACGAAGATGTTATGATATCAATTGACACGACTCCGCTCGCTGGACCAAATACACGATCATTATATTTGTCTACCTCTCCTGTAGAATATTATGAGGGATCATATGTATTGATTGTTCAAAAGAATAGTCGCGCAACACGCGAAATGCGTAAAATAGTTCAAGCATTAACTCAAGAAAATGGTTCAGTACTATTAGTTGTTGATCGTGCATTTTCTGCCTTAATTAATGAAAATGTAAAAGTTTATGTTGAAAATCGACCAAGAATGAAAGATCTTGGTCAAGTTGCAAATGTACGAATTATTTCTGGCGGCACAGGTTATGCAGTTAACGACTTAATTTTATTCAATAGTTCAACCTCTGTCGGTTATGGCGCCAATGCTCACGTTTCTGCTATTGGTGGACTAGGTGACATTACAGAAATTACAGTAACTGAACGTGGAGAAGGTTATTATGCCGCTCCAAATGTTAGCGTTCAAACGACTGGTGGTGCAAACGCAGTATTGATTGCTGGCATTTTAAGTAATAATGAAATCGCAAATACACTAGTTGATGATAATGGCGTTATTGACGACTTCAGAATTGTACAACGTGGGTTTGATTATATTTCAACTCCAAATGTCTCATTAAAAGTAAAAGACATTTATGTGAAACCAACTGATGCTGCTGGTAAAATTATTGTGGCTGGTGAAAGAGTTTGGCAAAATACTGGCGCCACAACAGACTTTACTGCATTAGTTGATAGTTATAACGAAACAACTTCTATGCTTCGTCTCTATAATTATGCAGGAACATTAAACGTCCAAAACACGTTCACAACGGCTAACGTTCGTGCAGACTCAAATGTCACCTTTAATGTCGCTCAATATTCAAATGGAACATATAAAGTTATAACATATGGTGATGGGCGCGCAAAAGCAAACGCATTTTTTGCAAACGGTGTTATTCAATACGATGGTTATTTCTTTAATACAGATGGTTTCTTAAGTTCAGGTAAACGTTTACAGGGACCAAGAAAGTATCACGATTATTCTTATGTTATTGCTGTTGATAAAGCATTAGACACTTACCGTAACGTTGTATTGAATACGTTACATCCTGCAGGTCAAATACTATTTGGACAATATAATGTCGATAGAGAAATTAATGTTCTTTCGAATGAAGAAACATTGAATGTAGCAATCATTTCTCCGCTTGTTGGTACGATTAATGTTGAGGCTAATACTGCAACAGTAGAAGGTGTTGGTACGTCATTTACTAGCAGCGCAAATGCCAATGATATTCTTGTTATTGACACAGGAAACAGTTATAGAGAGCAATCTAAATACATTACGGAAGTTATCGACAATACAACACTAGTATTAGAAAGTAATCTTTCTTTTGTTGGATTTGGTCGCGCTAATGTTATGACAAATTCTAACGTAATTACGATCTATGATACGACAATTGAATTGAGTTCGTTCTTAGAAATTGGTGATGTAATTAGCATTAATGTTGCAAATACTGTAAATGCAAATATATCAAATGTTGTAATTGCCGAGATTGAGACCATTAATGACGTAACAAATCGCATTACATGCAATACTGTATTTACAAGTTTAAACGGTAATAGCAGAATTTATATTGTTTCTCCAACTTACACAGACGTAGATTATAAAATAATCCCTGAGGCTTAAAGAAGAATGAATAACGTTAGCAGTAAATTATTAAAGAATTTTGGCGCGTTAGTTGCTGAGAATTTCACAAACATATTTGCGAGCGCGACCGCAAATACTTACGTCACAATTGGTCGACCATTGCAATGGGACGAAACAGATTCTTTAATTGAGATTCCTCAAGAAACTACTGAATATACCAATCAAGTTTATCGCGATATGATTGCGATAAAGAAGATCACAGGTTCTGATATTCAAATTGTAGTTCCAAGAGAAGATTGGGTCGCTAATACGGTTTATGATGCATACGATGACGAGGAAGATTTATTTACGACTTTGAAAATTTCAACTTTACCTGGAACTGTAAACGTAGCCGCTGGTAGCATTAATGTTCGCGGTAATGGAACTCAATTCAGTACGAACGTTGCGACAAATAATATTATTCGAATTAATGGTATTGTTCGCGAAGTTGTAAATGTTACTAACAATACTTTCTTAACAGTTAATACTCAGTTTAGTGCTGCTAGCATCAATACTAACACAATTTATAAAATTACAGACAGTGCGCCTCGTTATTCGAAAAAGTTTTATGTTCGCAACAGTAAAGATCAAGTTTTCAAATGTTTATTTAATAACAAAAGTGCAAACTCAGATATTCAACCAGAAATTACGGTAGCAGGACAATTACCAGAAGATCCGTTTATTGAACTTTCTGATGGTTACAAATGGAAGTATTTGTATACAATCCCTGCAAGTAAAAAGATCAAATTTATGAGTAAGACCTGGATGCCAGTTCTTACTGATTCTATCGTTGCAAGATCTGCCGCAGTTGGGGCGATCGACGTCATTAAAATTGCAAATAACGGAACACGTTATATTAGCAACGGAAATAGTAACTCTGCTCAAATTATAATCATTACTGGAGACGGTATTGGCGCAAATGTTACTGCAAAAGTTGAACGTGGAAACATTACTGCATTAACGATACTTAATGGTGGTTCTGGTTATTCTTATGCTAATGTTGTAGTTGACGATACAGGTACAACGGGTTCAAATGCTGCATTTGATGTTGTAATTCCACCAACGAACGGTCATGGCTCAGATCCAGTATACGAACTCGGCGCGTCTCACGTTATGTTTGCCGTTGAATTGGATGGCGACGAGGGCGGCAAAATCCCAACAATTTCTGGTTCTGAAAAGTTAGATTATCGTCAGATCGGTTTATTGATAAATCCAAGATTATATCCATCGACCGCAGCATTTGCTAATGATTTTGTCTATTCTACAACGACAAAACTTAACGTAACCACTCCTCCTTCGGGCAATAAATATGAGTTGGACGAAATAGTTTATCAGGGATCTTTGCTGACAAATTCAGAATTTACTGGTACAGTCGTCCACTGGGATATTGATACAAAAACATTACATTTGAATAATATACGTGGAACTCCGAATTTTAATAGTGCAGTGATTGGGGCAACTACAGGAACAAAAACATCAATCGTAACAAAAGAAGATACTGAGGTTTCTCCATTTACTGGTAGATTGCTCTATGTTGATAATCGCTGCACCATCGTTCGTGACGATCAACAAGCTGAAAATATTAGATTAATTGTAAAAATTCAATAAGGGTAAGATAACATGGCAAGGGTTGACGCGCAAACTTTTAATTCAACACCATACTTCGACGATTTTGACGAGGACAACAACTATGTCCGTATTCTATTCCGTCCAGAGTACCCAGTTCAAGCACGTGAATTAACTCAAATTCAGACGATCATTCACGATCAGATTAGAAAGTTTGGCGATCACATTTTTAAAGATGGTAGTCCAGTTATTGGTGGTGAACTTACCCTTGACACAACCAATGCGACCTACATCAAACTCTTACCAATTTTTGGTAATGAGGACGTAGATTTAGATAACTTCGTCGGTAGAAAGATTGTAAGCCCAGACGGTAGAGTTTCTGCTCGTGTTTTAACTTCATACACGTCAACAGCCGCAGGTAGTTTCCCAACACTCATCGTAAAGATGTTGACTGGTGGTGCATTTACAGCAGGTCAGACAATCGCAACTACTGGCGTTGATACTTCAAGATTTCAAGCAACCATTGCAACTACAACAAGTCCAGTTGGTCGAAGCAGTACATTAAGCGTCGGCGAAGGTGTATTTTATGTTGATGGATACTTTGTGCATGTTTCGCCATCAATTATTTCGCTAGATCCATATGGAACCTCACCAAACTATCGAATTGGTTTAGAAATTGATGATAGCATCGTCACAGCGTCACAGGATTCTACATTATTAGATCCAGCAGTTGAATCTGCAAATTTCCAAGCTCCTGGCGCTAATCGTTACAAATTTGGCTTACGTTTAACCAAACGCAATCTAAATTCTTCTGACGATTTAAGTTTCTTCGAATTAGGTCGTATCGAAAATGGTACTTGGACGCGAAGAACAGATAATGCGATTTATAACAAACTAGAAGAAAACCTTGCTCGTCGTACCTTTGACGAGTCTGGCGATTATACAGTTCGCAATTTCCGCGCAACTTTAACAGCTAATACAAAAGATGCTACTGGTAACACATACATTGTAAATCTAACTCCAGGCAAAGCATACGTTAAAGGTTTTGAATTTGAGACAATTGGTGCAACGCAGTTGCTTGCTTCAAAGGCTCGCGATAAGCAAACTTCTACTGATTTCGATCTAAACATTGAATATGGTAACTATCTTTACGTTGCAAATGTAAGATCAAGCAATCAAGGTTTCTTTAACTTCTCATTACCAACTATTGACTTGCATTGCGTAGACAGCGCCAATGTCGATAAGTTCTCTTACGGAACATATTCAAATACACGAATCGGTACAGCAAAAGTCCGTAATTTTGATCGCGAATCTTCTGATTCGTATCTATTGTATATTTGTGACGCTAATGTTCAACCGCTCAGTTTCACTACGGTAAGTGGATCGCTATCAACAATCACTTTACCTAACGACTTCTCTGCCGTCAATAATGCATATACGAATGCAATCGTCACTGTTGTATCAACGGGCGATAGTCGTTTAATTACAAATTATGTTGGTGGTTCAAAAGTAGCAACTGTAACGCCACCATTTACTTCAGTTCCAAGTGGTGAAGCAAGAATCGACTTCTCAATTAAAGACGCAGATTCTCTTGCTTATACGCCTTCAGCAACTGATGGTAATTGGAATACAATTCGTAGCGTTTATGCCACAATGGACGTGCACCCAGATAGTAAGGATGCAACAAGCAACACTTACTTAACGGATACTAATTTAAATACTATGGTATTTCGTTTGGGTCAAAATTATCTCGCAAACGGTTCAATTACTAATGCTGACTATTACCACAGAAAAGTTTTAACAAACTTGACGTTTACAAGTAATGGTCAAATCACACTATCCGACGGTGGTGGACATCTATCAACAGGCGAATCATTTACCTTCGGTAGAACGAACTCTTTCGTTTCCGATACACAAGCCAATGCCGATATTATGGTCGTAATTCGTAGCAATGCGGGTTCAACACTATATTCAAATGGCGCAATTGTAGATTTAACGACCGCAACTTCTGGCGTATTCCAAACAAGCGAAAAATCTATCATTGTTTATACTGGAACAAGTGCGCCAATTACTGCTGATGTTATCTTAACTGTTAAAGTTGATGATACTCAAACAGAATCTGTTGCTCGTCGCCGTAAGACTGTTGTTGGTAATACATCCAATACTGTATTGACTGCTTCGGATACGCCAACAAATGGTTCTTCAGTCGGTGCACCAATCGGCGCTTCGGTCAGAATTGATGGGTCGCGTGGACATATTTGGTATACCAGCGCTGGTGTAATTGAAACAGAACCTGGAATTCCAATGAGTTTGTATGTTCCAGATGTTCTTCAAATTATTAAGATTTACGATTCAGGCGATATTAATTACGCACCAAATACAACAAATGCAATTGATATCACTAATAACTATTATCTAGATGGTGGTCAAAGAGATAACTTCTACGATCACGCAAGCATTATCTTGAAACCAGGATATAATGCACCAAAGGGTCAGTTAGTTGTGTTCTGTAAATACTACGATCACTCTGCTGGCGCATCTTCTGGGTATTTTAATGTTGATTCATACCCTGCTTCAGAGTATGCATCAGGCGCAATCCCAATTTACTACAGTCAAAGTGGTGGTTATTATAATCTTCGCGATTGTATTGACTTTAGACCAACAAGAACAGCAGGTCAACCTTCTGTATCTTTCTTGGGTGGTCGCGTTCAAAAGCCATCTGAGGTTATGGAATTATCCTATCAATTCTATTTACCAAGAATTGATAAGTTGATGTTGACAAAAGACAAAGAATTTAAAATTGTCCGAGGCGTTTCCTCAGTTGCTCCTGTGCCACCATCAGACGCGCAAGACGCAATGACATTATACATTATTAATTCACCAGCATACGCTGCGAATGTATCGGAAATTAAACTTGAGTACGTTGAAAATAAACGATTTACAATGCGCGATATTGGTACTCTTGAGAAGAGAATTGAATCTTTAGAAAACTATACTGCATTGACGCAAATTGAAGCGCTTGCATCAGATACCGCAATTCTTTATGAAGATAATTTGCGCGAGAAAGAAAAATACGGTATCGTTGTTGATACGTTTGAAGGATTCTTAACTGCAGATATTACCAGTGACGACTTTTTAGCGTCGATTGAGTAAGGGAGTTTAAAATGGCATTAGGACCATACGTTGAAAAAGTTCCGTTAGAATTAATTTTCTCGTCAGCAATTTCTGGCGCAAGTGGCTATCGCATTAACGATAAAACCATCACATTAGATTATACTGAAGAAGTTGCAGTTTCACAAGTAACCGCAACAAAATCAATTTCAGTACAACCTTATGAATTTGCTAGATTTGAGGGTGATTTAAAATTAAATCCTGAGAGCGACTTTTTCGTTTCCGATAAACTTGTTCCAACTACAACAAATCAAAGCGCTGACAATCAAGGTCTAAATAATCTTGTTGGTGCTGCAACTCAACCAGGCGGAATAAATTCAACTATATTGCCAGTGACTTCTTCTGATGACTTGCTATTGAACTCATTAGTGCCAATTAATGCTGCTCAATTTACTGGTGGTTTGATTTCAACACGCGCTGGCGTAAATGTTCCATCTCTTGCTAATTTTTCAGAAGAAAGCATTTGGGGCGTTTTAAATAGTGAGCCAGCAGCAACTATAGATACTACTAGAACAGTAGATGGTCAACGTCCACTATCATCACTAGTTGAATTTTTTGGCTCATCTACAGATACTCAACCAAGAACTGGTCAAGGTGTTGATGTTACGGTAATTGAAAATTCACTAGGTGTTGACTCTGCAAGAAGAACAGCTGCGACAAGTGGTCGCGCTTCAATTGACGTTGATTTTTTGAGATTTCGTTACGATAGAAGATAATAGGTAAAATCAAAATGACAGACAGCGCACAAAGAACATTAGTTAATGCACAAGTGATTCCTTTCGTTCGTGCACGAGAGGTTTTATTTACCGCAACAAATTTACGTCCAGACAAAGAAGTGAACTTCTTTTTCGACGATATTGCTGTAAATAATTTCGTTCAAAAACCAACAAGAATCGTTGTGACACAAAATGTTGCAAGTTCTAATTTTGCGCAAAATGGCGGCGTCATTAATAATACCACCAAAGCCTATGGTAAGGTTATCTCTACTGCAAATAATACGTTGTATATAAATGAGAATTTTATTACAGCAAACATGACTTTGCCTGTTGGTTCATTTACATCAACAGACTTTGCCGCAAATGACATTGTTTATCAAACATCAGCAGCAGGTAGCAATTCATACGCAACGAGCGATTTTATCGGTCGCGTAGAACTTTGGGATCATGCTAATTCTGTATTGGCTATTTCGCCCGTTTCAGGTAATGTTGCAGTCGGTAATGTTCGCAGTACTTTGTATAAACTCAATAGTACATTTTCTGCAAATCTCGCAAGCATAATTGCAAACAATCGTTTTGCCACTTCACAAGTAATTCGTTCAGCAGAAACTGGAAATACACTAACAATTTCAACAACACAACACAATTCAGGTATTGTGTTCCGCGCAAATAGCGGAAATAGCAGAACACTATTTACTTCAACAAACGTTTCAAGTTCAATTGTTGGTAATGTCGTTTATATTGCCTCTGGTACTGGTCTTGGACAGGCTCGTACAATTGAAAATGTTATTAATGGAACTGAATTAGTTCTCAACGTTGCACCATCAATTGAGTTTACTACAAATACCAAATATTCAATTGGTAAACTAGCCGTTGATGAATATTCAACACTCTCTGGCATTTTTCATATCCCAGAAACACCAAACTTTAAATTTACGACTGGCGAAAAACTTTTCGTAGTTACAGATCAATTATCATCAAAAGATAGCGATAATAGTTTATATGCATCAGCAAAATATGTTGCTCAAGGATTGGTAACACAAACAGTCGTACCACCAGTTCAAGCGCCACCAACACAGGTGGTGACACCTCCAACGACACAACCAACTACAACTCGTCGTCGTCGTAGAGATCCTGTTGCGCAAACATTCTTCACTCCGCTACCAAAAAGCGCCAAGCAAAATTATGGTATCTTTGTAAGCAGCATTGATTTATTCTTCAAGTCAAAGCCAAAATCTGCTGAACAAGAAGGTGGTGTAGATCGTTTACAGTTGCCAGTAAGTTGCCGTATCGTTACAACTCTTAACGGTTTCCCAACTGAAAGTGTAATTGCAACGTCAGTTGTTGAATGGAAAGATGTAAAAACCTCAGACATTCCTGATGCAAACGACCCAAGCACATCAACCAAATTTAGTTTCAAAGATCCAGTTTATCTTCTACCAGAAACAGAGTATGCTCTTATCGTACAATCTGAATCCCCAGATTATGACGTTTATATATCTGAACTTGGTCAAAACATTTTAGGATCAAATCCACCACGTCGTGTTTCTGAACAACCATATGTTGGTTCATTCTTCCGTTCGCAAAACGCTTCAACATGGACACCATATCAAAATCAAGACTTGATGTTTGTTATCAACAAGTGCGTATTCTCCAAAGACATTATTGCTCGTCTTGGATTCCAACATACTCCACCAACAAAGTTAGTGTTGATGGATCGTTTGTTCGTACACTCAACAGAAGCAAACTTCCCATCTACTGATATTGATTATAAAATTAAAACTAAATCAGCAAACACTGGCGCATTTGACGCAGATTTTGTTACTATTACGCCAAATAGATTATACAGTTTTGGTGGCGACTTGAGCACTTCGATTAAGACTTCTTCTCGCCGTCGCTTGTTAAGCGCTGGTTCAAAACAAAGCGTCAATGTTCAAGTTGAAATGACAACTTCAGATTCTGATGTCTCACCAGTTATTAATCGTGAGCGTCTTGGTATCATTGCAATGCGCAACGTAATTAATAACGCTGGCATTTCTAACGGTAAGATTTCAATCACCAACGTTGGCACTGGTTATGTTTCAAATGCAGCGATCACAATTACTGATCCAGATGGAAATGGTACTGGCGCTAACGGTTACGCTGTAAGAAACAAAACTGCGAATACTATCGATCATATCGTGATTGATAATCCAGGATATGGTTATATCACGACACCAACACTTACAATTGCTGCTCCAACTATTTCAGCTGGCAATACCACTGCAACGGCAGTAGTTGCTGGTGAGACAAGTAAAACTGGCGGTAATATCTTCAGTAAGTATATTTCGAAGCAAATTGTTCTTGCAGATGGATTTGATGCTGGTGACATGCGCGTATTCTTGCGTATGATCAAACCACCAGGAACTGATGTTCACGTTTATTATAAAGTTCTTTCTGCAGCAGATCCTGAGCCATTTCCAAATAAATCTTGGCGTTTAATGACGAAGTATACAAACTTTACAAGTAAGGATCAAGTGACACCAGTTCAAATTGAGTATCGTCCAACTCTTGATAGAGGCGAATTGAGTTATGTTGAAAATAATGTGACATACCCAATTGGCGGCAAGTTCAAAACATTCGCAATTAAGATTGCAATGGTTTCTGTTGATCCAACAGTTTACCCAACAATTCTTGATATGCGCACTATTGCGACGCCAAAGGGATAATATGACCACTTACGTTAAAGTTAAAAATACTCCTTATATTCGCGACATCAATACGATGGCGCTATTAAATACTGATCGAAAGGCAGTGAATAAGGATGAAGCATACAAACGTGAAATGGCAAAAAATAAAGAAAAAGAAAAACAAATCGCAGAGTTAAAAACTGAAATCAATGATTTGAAAGACATGGTGAAAAAACTTTTAGAAAAGGTAGAGAATTCTAATGGCTAATGCAAATATTGCACAATTACAATTAAACCAAACGTTTAATGAGTGGCGCGTCATTACGAACGTTTTAGCCAATTCAATTAATGATCTTCGTAATGGTAATTACGTTAAAGACAACGGCGATTTAATTGTTGCGTCTGGTAATGTTCACATCACACGTCCAACAGGAACCACTCTACTTGTTTCCTCTGATGCTTCTATTGCTAATCAATTAACAACAAAAACATTTGTCGCGACAGATGACATTACAGTAAATGGTGCGAATGCTCGTTTCACAAATGTTTCATCTTATGTTCAAGTAGCAAACTCTATTTTTACTAAAAATCTAGTTTCAAATACTTTTATTACAAGTCAAAATACTATCACAACAGATTTGACTGTCGGCTCAAGTTATGCTAATGGTAATTGCTGGATCAACGGAGATCCTGAGCCATCACGCACACCAATCTATCAAGATGGTGTTTACATTAATACACGCAGAGGATTAAACTTCCGCGGAACTGGTATTGCGACAGTTACTGTTTCAGCAAACATTGCAAACACAAAAGTTACAGATATTGTTTTTGATGCTCCAAGCGTTCTTGGTGATAAAGGCGTCAAGGGTGAGCCTGGTGTTAATGGCGAAAAAGGCGAACCAGGTTTCCAAGGTTTTCAAGGCGCGCAAGGCGTGCAGGGCGCACAAGGTTTTCAAGGTGTACAAGGTTTTCAAGGTGTACAGGGATCAAAAGGTGAACCTGCTATTGGTGGAACTGGAGACAAAGGCGATAAAGGCGAGCAAGGCGCTGGTGATAAAGGTTTCCAAGGAACAAAAGGTCAGAAGGGCGAGATTGGCGGAAGTGGCGATATTGGAGATAAGGGCGATAAGGGCGATAAAGGAAATCAAGGCACTTCTGGCGTATCTGCAGATAAAGGCGATAAAGGAAATCAAGGACCACAAGGCGCGAAGGGTGACAAGGGTAGCGGCGCAGCAGCAGGTTCACAACTTGTAAAAGCATATGCAAACTTTAGTTCTTCTGTTGGTTCCGTTACAGTTAATGGTAGCAATAATGTTTCAAGTATTACAGTTGCTGGTGATCAAAGTTGGGATGGTGGTACATGGAATGCAAGTTGGGGTACTTTGATTCAATACACAATCAATTTCACAACTCCAATGGATGATCAATATTATGCCGTCGCTGGTTCTGCAAGAAAACCAGGAACTTCTGATGCCCCATCATTTTATTTCTCTGGCAGCGGCAATCTACAAGTAACAAGACGTAATGCAAACTTCGTTAAAGTTGCGTATGCTCTTTCAGGTGAAAACCTTAATGAAACAAAATATTTTTATCCTGCAGATGCTGATGTAATTGTTGTAAAATAAAGATTAATTAAATGGCTAATGCAAATATTTCACATGTGACTTTAACTTTTTAAATATTAAAAATGGCGCTTTATATGTCGATCGCCAAACAGGCGTAACGTTTAATGTAACTGCAAATGCAAACGTTGAAAATAATCTTACAACAAAAACAAAAATTGTTTTAGATGAAGCAATATACAATGGTGATGATGCACGTTTTACGAACACAAATGTAATTGTTCAAATTGCTAACACTTTAGCAACAAAAAATTTAATTTCAAACTCATTTATTCATAGCCAAAATACTACCACAACAGATTTAATTGTTGGTAGCGATAGTTCAGGAATGTGTTGGATTCAGGGCGATCCATATCCGTCAAAAACGCCAATTTATATTGAAGGTAACTTTGGTGCAATTGATCGTGGATTTAACCTTTATGGGAATAGTATTTCCTCCGTCATTGTTACAGCAAACGTCGCTAATACTAAAATTTTGGATATTGATATCGACGTACAAGTTCCAGATGGTCCAGGTGGTGTTAAAGGTCAAAAGGGGCAAAAAGGTCAACCTGGAGTTCAAGGCGCACAAGGAGTTCAGGGTTTCGCTGGCTTGTCTGGACATCAAGGTGTGCAAGGCGCTCAGGGGTTAGCTGGTCTCAAAGGTGATGTTGGTGAAGTTGTAGGTGGCACAAAAGGTGCTAAAGGCGACAAAGGCGAGTTTGGTTACGGTGAAGTGGGTGATGATGGAGAAAAGGGTCAAAAGGGCGAATCGATCGGAGCAACAAAAGGCGAAAAAGGCGCAAAGGGCGAAAAAGGTGGTTTAGGGGATGCTGGTGTTAATGCCTCAACCCCATCGAAAGGTGATACTGGAGATTCGGGACTTTCTGGAGATATTGGTGATGTTGGCTTAAATGTTGAATTTGTTCGCGGTTATGCTAATTTTGGTGGTGGTTTTGCAGGATTTTTTGCACCTACCATTTTTGCAAGTAATAATATATCTAGTATATCCATTTCAAATCAATCTTGGGCTGGTGGTACAATTAGACTTTATACTTTAAACTTCACAAACCCACTACCAAGTTCAAGTTATTCGGTAGTTGGGTCTTCTCGAAAACCAAATTCTTCAGAAACAGGTTTCTTTTATTCTGGATCTGGGCATTTGCAAACCTATTTAAAAGACACTAATTATACTCAAGTGGCTTTTGCGGTAAGTGGTGAAAATATTAATAATACACAATATTTTATTCCAGCAGATGGAAGCGTTATAATTGTTGGTGATATCGTAGCCGCCTCTTCTGTTGAAATAACGAATGTTACAGCGTCGAATTTCTCGTTGGCTGGTATTGGTGGTAGTGCAACTGCAACATATCGCTTGGCTTCTTCTGGGGGCGCATTCCGAACAATCAGCTCTGGAACATTAACTGCAATTTCTGGACAATGGCTTCTCAGCGGCTCAGCGAGCAATTACGAGGCTTTCGTTAGCGTAAATAGTGGTGGCACTGGAACCCCTGGCGGCACATTTGATACTTGGGTAAACCTAGGAACTACGCAAAATTGGACATTAACGTCTGAAAACAGTTTCAGTACAACAACCTTTACTGTACAAATTCGTAATGCTGCTACATTAGCGGTGGTAGATACTGCGCAAGTTACGATGGAAGTTGATTCCGCGCCATAAGGTAATAGGGAAATTAATAAATATAGTTATCTGTGAATGCATAGAATTTTAGGAGAATATGAGTATGAAATTAGCCGTGTACACAAACGATGATCTGAAGAATAACGGCGGTTCTTTCGCAATCTTATTCCCAACAGGCGAACTTTCTTTCGAAGCCACCGTAGCGAAAGATATTCCTGCAGGCTCAAAATACAAGGTCGTCGATACGGATAACGAAGCAGAAAAAGCAGAACTTGATAAGGTTTTTTCATCCAATACAAAAGATGTTTCTTATTGGATCGCTTGGTCAGCTAATTTAGACGATAATTCCTCTCCAATTTCTTTTTCTATTAATATGGAAAAAGCAAAAGAATGCTTTTTAGAATATATTCGTCCATTAAGAAATAACGAATTATCTAAACTAGACGTTGAATATCAACGCGCAGATGAAGTTGGTGATGTTGCTCTAAAAGCAACAATTGCCGCTAAAAAACAAAAATTAAGAGACTTGCCATCAGATACAAGGATAGTGAATTGTACTGATTTCGATACACTCAAAACACTAACCTATGAATTTCTAAGAGATAATTGATGGCTTACACAGATTTGTATGTAGATCAGGGAGCTGACTACTTCACAAATATGGATCTAACCGAGGACGATGGGTCTCCCATAAACGTCACAGGTTACGCATTCACAGGACAAATTCGTAAATCATATTATTCAACAAACCCAACCGCAAATTTAGTTATTTCAATTGTTAACGGTGCTAATGGGAATTTAAACATTACCATGAGTTCAGTAGTAACTTCAAACATTACTCCTGGACGATATGTCTATGATGTAAAAATGACGGATACCTCGAATGTGACTATCAGAATTATGGAAGGCATAGTAACAGTCACACCACAGGTATCTAGATGAAGATTAATCTAACAAATAGAAATACCGTCGGTACAGTTAAACTTACAACTGGCAGCGCTCCACTTGCTGGCGCAGCAGGTTCTCAAGGCGCACAAGGTGTTCAAGGTGCCCCAGGCACTCCTGGTGGTCCTCAGGGTGATCAAGGTTTTCAAGGTCGTCAAGGCGTTCAAGGCGCTCAAGGTCATCAAGGCGTTCAAGGTGCAACTGGTTCTGGCGCACAAGGTGTTCAAGGTCATCAAGGCGTTCAAGGACAACAAGGTTTCCAAGGTGTACAGGGTGCACAAGGTATTCCAGGAACATTTGCTGGAGTTGGCGCACAAGGTGTTCAAGGCGCAACAGGTGCACAAGGCGTTCAAGGTGCACCTGGTGCACAAGGCGCAGCTGGTGCAGATTCTTTCGTTCCTGGTGCAAAGGGCGACAAAGGCGATACTGGTGCACAAGGCGTTCAAGGTGCAGCGGGAGCAAAAGGTGATGTTGGTCCTCAAGGTATTCAAGGCGCACAAGGTGTTGCTGGCGTAAATGGCGCTCAAGGTGCTGTTGGCGACAAAGGTGAAACTGGCGCGCAAGGTTTTCAAGGCGTTCAAGGTTCTTCTGGAATTGCTGGTGCGCAAGGCGCAACAGGCGATAAAGGTGAAACTGGAGCGCAAGGCGTTCAAGGGGCTCAAGGTGCTGTTGGTTCTCAGGGTGCAACGGGTGCACAAGGTGTTGTTGGCGACAAAGGTGAAGTTGGCGCTCAGGGTTTACAAGGCGCACAAGGCGTTCAAGGTTCTAAAG